CTGGTAGTGCAGGTGGTTCTGGCGTTGTGATTATTTCCGTTCCAACTTCTAGTTACACCGCAATTACTACTGGATCGCCTACTGTTTCAACTAATGGTTCTAATACCGTATTAACATTTACTGCGTCAGGGAGTTACACAGCGTGAGCCATTTTGCAAAAATTGTTAATGGGGTTGTTACTCAGGTTATTGTTGCAGAGCCAGAGTTTTTTGATACTTTTGTAGATACATCGCCTGGTGAATGGGTTCAAACTTCATACAATACTTATGGTGGTCAGCATCCAGAAGGCAGACCATTACGCAAGAATTACGCAATGATTGGCGGCACATACGATAAAGAACGTGATGCTTTTATTCCATCAAAACTTTATTCAACATGGGTTTTAGATGAAGAAACTTGCCAATGGAATGCGCCAGTAGATTATCCTAGCGATGGAAAAGAATACATTTGGAACGATGAACAGGTTAATTGGATAGAAAGATAACAACATGGCTGACTTTGGATTTATTGGCCCATCGTATGAAGCCCCGTCTATTTATCAAGACGCACAAGAACTTATCAATTGGTATGGTGAAGCTGATCCGAACAAAGCCCCAGGTGAACGTGGCATTGTTGCGTTGTATCCAACACCAGGCTTAACTGCACTTTTACAACTTGCTGCAAATACCCAAATTCGTGGAATGCGTACCGTATCCGGTGGGCAACAGATGGTTGTTGTTGCTGGTGCGTATGTGTATGTAGTCAATTCTGACTTTTCAGCAAACATTGTAGGCACATTAAATTCCGTAACTGGTCGCGTTGGTATTACTGACAACGGGCTGAATGTTTACATTGTTGACGGTGCATTCCGATATACCTGGCGTATATCTAGCCCAGCATCGGCTGTGTTTGTAGGTTCTATTTCCGGCACTACTCTGACTGTTACTTTGATGAGTAGTGGAACTATTGCTGTAGGCCAAGCCATTTACGGTATTGGCATGGCTTATGCAACTGTTATCACAGCATTAGGTACTGGAACTGGCGGTACAGGTACTTACACAATTAATAATTCTCAAACTGTTGTAAGCCAAACTTTAACGTCTGTATTGGTGGGTGCGGTAATTACTGCATCGACTTCTGGCACGACTTTAACTGCTTCAGCGGTGACAGGAACGTTATACCCAGGCCAGACTATTCAGGGTTCTGGAGTAACTTCCACAACGATCATAACGGCTCTAGGAACGGGTACAGGCAGCACAGGCACATATACCATCAACAATAGTCAAACGTTGACCAGTAGAACGTTATACGCCTTAAATTTCAGCCAAATACCGACAACGGATGGAGCGTTTAGCGGTGGTGGAACTGTTGATATTGTGGACAACTATTTTGTCTATAACAGACCAGGCACACAGCAATGGGCTGCATCGGATGCGTTATCCCCAATTACTAGGGCTTTATCGTTTGCGTCCAAAGACGGTGCGCCTGATAACTTGGTTTCAATGATTGTTGACCATCGAGAAGTGTATCTATTGGGCGAAAGATCGTCTGAGGTTTGGGTTGATACCGGCACATTCCCGTTTGCGTTTCAACGAATACCTGGCACATCGACACAGCATGGTATTGCGGCACAGTTTACGATGGCAAGGCTAGGCAATTCGTTTGCTTATGTGTCAAGAAATGATCGTGGTCAAGGCCAGGTTGTTATGATGAACGGCTATATTCCACAGCGCATTTCTACTCATGCGGTAGAGAATTCGATCAAAGATCAATTTATTGAAGATGCTATTGCTTGGTCTTATCAGTTAGAAGGCCATGAATTTTATGTTGTTACGTTCCCATCTATTGATTTAACTTGGTCTTACGATACATCAACAGGAATGTGGAATAAATGGTTATGGGTGGATTCTGAAAATGTTTATCATCGCCATCGCGGTAATTGCTCTGCATTGTTTCAAGGCTTGGTTTTGGTGGGAGATTGGCAGAATGGAAAGATTTACCAATTAGATCCTGAGAACTATACGGATGATGAAGGCCCTATTCGTAGATTACGCAGATGCCCGCATTTAGTAACGGATTTCTTGCGTCAATATTTCAGCACATTGCAGATTCAATTTCAGCCTGGTGTTGGTTTATCTGGTATTACGCAGTCTATTTCTAATAGTGCAATTGCAGGTATTGCGTTGGCAGGTTTAGCGGTTGCCGGTACATCTGGAACTGAGATTTCAAACGTTAATCCAAAGGCTATGCTGCGGTTCTCAAATGACGGTGGTTCTACATGGTCAAATGAACGTTGGGTTGGTATTGGTGCGCTAGGTAAATATCAGAATCGTGCTATTTGGCGTAGATTAGGCTGGTCAAGAGATAGAATTTTTGAGGTTGTAGTGACTGATCCGGTTAAGGCTGTGATTGTGTCGGCTGATTTGGTTGCTGAAGCTGGGGTGAACTAATGGCTATTACAACAAACACATCACAAATCCAGCCTTATCCACAGACTGAATTTTTAGATGCAACTACCAAAAGACCGACTAGAGCCTGGCAACAGTTTTTTATGAATTTATTAAACTTTAGCAGTTCGACAACAGCAACAGCTGGAAGTGCAACTTTACCGGCTAATCCTGTTGGGTTTATTAATGTGACTGTAAACGGTGTGGCTTATAAAGTTCCTTATTACGATATATGACAGAACAAGAACAAGCTATGTTTATGATTTACGAATCTGTAAAACATAGATCGCCAATTAATTTTAATCAGTTTAAAGATGCGTTAAAAGATTGGGAATTTGTGCCATTGACTGAAAATGGTGAAATTATTGGTGCTGTAATCCAAAAAGAAAACGAAATTCACGTTGGATATGGCAAAAAACCCAAAGCATCTATTAAGAAACATATTAAACAAACTTTAAATAATCTTTTAGATAAATATGGTGAAGTGGTTACTTCTGTACAAAAAGGCAATGACAGAGGGTTAGCATTTTGCAAACGGTTAAATTTTATACAAATAGGGCAAGAAAACGATAAAATCTTGCTAAAGTGCGAACGGAGTAAATATGCGTAAACATTACATGAGCAGATCGCAAACGCGATCAATGTCAACTGATTATCCTATCGGTGATCCTACTGGTGGTGCGGCTTATGGGGAATATAACGATCCTCTAACTGCTGCTATTGCTATTGGCGGTCAAGTAGTCGGTGGCATGATGCAGTCCGATGCTGCTAGTAGTGCTGCCGGTACGCAAGCTGCTGCTTCAGATCGTGCGGCAGAATTGCAAAGACAAACTGCCAAAGAAAATCTTGCCCAGCAAAGAGAATTATTTAATATTCAAAATCAGCAAACTGCTGCTGGTCGTGGAGCAGGGTATCAAGGATTAACTCAAATTCGTTCATTGTTGCCAGGTCAATATACGCAATATAACGAACAAGGTCAGCCAATTGGTACTGCTACAGGTCAAGATTATTTAACGCATCAATTTAACGCACAAGATTTCCAAAACAATCTTGATCCTGGTTATGCGTTTAGATTGCAACAAGGTCAATTAGCAAATCAAGCTGCTTTAAATAAAGGTGGCGGTTTAATTGGCGGCAATGTTTTAACAGGTATGAATGACTACAATCAAGGCATGGCAAGTCAAGAATACGGTAATGCTTTTAATCGTTATCAAACACAGCGTAATAACATTTACAACACATTAGCAAGTATTGCTGGATTAGGTCAAACATCACAGCAACAAGCAAATCAAGCAGCAATGAATTATGGAAATACTGCCGCAAATATTTCAAGCAATTTAGCTAATGCTCAAACAGGATTAATTACTGGCGGTGCTGCTGCACAAGCTGCCGGTCAGGTTGGTTCTGCTAATGCTTTAGGTGGTGCGGCTCAAAATATTGGTAACACTTATTTATTTAGTCAAATGATGAGGCAGCCAGCAGCTACTCAAGCAGCAGCAGTTTCTCAGCCATTAAATAGCGCAGCTTATTGGGGTAGAGGTTAATCCATGCCAGCAGATATAAACATTCGTCCTGAAATAGCATTAGGCATTAAACAGCAAGATTCAATGACTAATTTAAGCAGTTTGCTTAATGCGGCTAATGCTGCGCGACAATTTCAGCAAGCGCAACAAATTAACCCTTTGGAACTACAAAGGCAGCAACAACTTACTGAGCAAGGTGCTTACGCAACAGACAAAGCAGCACAAGAAAATAAAGAACGAATTAATACACAGATTTTTTTATCTGATCCAGAAAATTGGCAGACTGACGGTCGTATTGACATTAATAAAATAAATGCACAATTGCCTAAAATTGCACCGTTAACTGGTGATGCAACTATTTCTCGTTTAACTACGTTGGGTGATGCACAAACAAAAGGCATTAAAGCTAAATTAAATTTAGATACTGAACAACGTGCAATTATTGCTGGTCCATTAGATATTCTTGGTCGTTTAGGTGTTGAAGATAAAGAAAAATATATAAATGAATTAGAACTGTTAAAAAAGAAAAATCCTAAAAATAAGGATTTACATGATTTAATTGATTCTCAAAAAACAATTCTTGAGAACGTTCCAAAAGGCACAAGTTTGGCATCATTGGCTATTCGTGGCAGCCAAGAATTATTAAGCCCAACGGAAAAAGAAACAGCACTTAGACCGACAGCGGGAACTGCTGATACTGGTGCTGGCATAGTTCAAACAGTTACAACACCATCAATAGGTAATGTTCCACCAAAAATAACGGTTGGAATGGAATTATTGAAGAAACAATTGCCACCTGGTTCAAGAATTGAAATGAGTGGCAATGTAGATCAAAATAATTTGCCGACTGCTTATGTATATAGCGCAGACGGTACGTCAGTCCAAGAACTTTCGTTACCTATTGTTGCGCCACAGCCTGTGCAACAGCAAAATGCACCGCAGCCTGTACAACAACAAAATATTCAACAGGTAAATCCTAATGCGCCTGTTGTAAACCAGGCTGCACCGAATCAAATGGTTGAGCCAGCAAATAGGCCGCCTGTACGTTTGCGTCCTGGTGAAACACAAGAAACATTAAAATCAGCACAACAAATTAGATCAAACGCTAGTAATGCTGCATCTACATATCAAAATCAACAATTTAATAATAATGAAATTATTAAACTTGCTGATAAAACTGCTACTGGTAAAGGTGCTGAAATATTAGCAAACTTAACTGGTGGTTATGCTGGTTTGCCATTTACGTCAGACAATGCTGATAACTTGAACAAGCTAGGTCATTACATGGCATTACAAACAGCAGAATTAGCAAAATCTGCTGGTGTTAATAATACAAATGCTGGTCAAGCATTAGCTGGTGAAATATCTAGCACTACGCAATGGACACCAGAAGCAATTAAATCGACTGCTAGAGTAAATCGCGCATTATCTACTGCTACAAATCTTTTTAATCAAGGCGTTGAAAATGCTTTTAACAAAACCAAAGACCCATTTTCAGCAAGAGATTTTCAAAACAAATGGAGTAAGGTTGCAAACGTTAACGCAATTCGTTTTGCCGATGCTAAAAATAATAAAGATATAGAAGGAATGAGAGAAGTTCTTTTGTCTGTAAATGCTTTAGATAAAAAAGGCAATATTGATGTTAATTCGCAAGGCTATAAAAATTTAATAGGTCAAATTAAATTTATGCAAAATTTAGTTAATAAAGGTGAATAATGGCATCCGACATTCTTGATGTTGAAGATATTGATTCATTTGCCAGATCGTCTTTTGGCGGGAAACCTGCTGCAAAACCTGCCGGTAAACGTGAATCTTTTCCGTCTGCAACTACTGACGATGCCGGTCGCATTAGTATTTTGCAAAGCGAACTAAATCAAGAAAAAAAGAATTTAACAAATCAAAATCCAGAAATAAGAAATAGAGCGCAATCAAACATTGATGCTATTTCGCGTGAGATTTCAGCTATATCTGGTCAAAAGATGACAACGCAACAATCGCAGCCTAGCGATAAAACTAATGATTTATTAGATATGACTGGCGTTGAATCTTTGTTTAAATCTGCATCAAAACAACAACAAACGCCAACAACACCACCAGCTAGAAACCCTATTGCGGCTGGCGGTAGAACTGTGGCTGGAATATTGGATACAGCTATTGGTGGGATTCAATCATTGCCTGGTGCGTTTGCTGCCGAAGTCGGATATGCGGGTGCAAAGGGTTTAGAAGGTCTAGGATTAGTTAAACCTGGCGTTGCAGAACGTGGCAGGGAAGCAATGTATAAACAGTTTGTAGAGCCGTTTAGCAAGCCTGTAGGCCAAACTTTTGGCGTAACACAAACACCTGAATATCAAGGCGAAGCATCGCAGCAAGCAATGCAGTTTGTTGGTCAAAATATGGACAAAGGTGCGGATTGGATTTCTGCACAAACTGGCATTCCGAAGCCTATGGTTGAAAACATGATGTTTACTTTGTCTGCTGCGGCTGGTCCAGCTGCCGGTAAAGTAGTTAAGCCTGTTGCCGGTAAAGTATTAGGTGCTGTTGATACTGGCGTTGATACTGCCATTAATGCGGCAAAAGCAGCAAAAGAAAAATTTGCTTTAAATGCAGCATTGGAAGAACAATTTAAACGTAAAAAATTAGGCTATACAGAAGGTGAGCCAACACAATTAGCTGGCGTTGGTGCTGCTAGAGCAGAATTTAATCCTTACGGTGGTTTAATTAGTGGTGAGGAAACCGCAACAGGCGTTTACCCAACAGTTAAACTTTCTAAGATTAGACAAGATGCGCCACAAAAAGAACAGGCAGTTCGCGGTGAAATATTGCAGGATGTTCTTGGAAATCAAACTAACGGCATTCGTCAAGGCGTGTTAACCGGCAATGAAGATATGCTCAGAAATGAGTACACACTTGCTAAAAAAGGCGATACACCGGCATCACAAATTATGAAAGATCAACTTGCTAAAGAACAGGTTGCTATTTCTAATTATGCTCAAGATCGAGTTAACCGTACTGGTGCAAATAGAAACTTTGCTGACGATTATGAACGTGGTCAAGCTATTAATAGTGCATTTGCTGGTGAAGAAGGTTTGACAGGTTGGTTTAAACAACAGAAAAACGATCTTTATCAAAAAGCCAGAGATACGGTCGGTGATAATCCAATCAATACAAATAATGTTGATAAACTTTTATCAAACGAACAATTTAAAGCTGGTCTTGGTTTAACAAAAAATGAAAGCGTTGGAGCAAGTGCTGAAAAATTAATTAATTTAGCTAAAACTGTTGGTTTTACTGATGAGGTTGGCACTTTCCATCCGGCTAATTCTATTTCTGCATTTGATGCCGTTAAAAAAGCATTAAATAAAGGTTGGACTAAAGAAAACGCCAAAGTAATTAGAACAATTAACCAGGCTATTGACAAAGATGTTGCATTAGCTGGTGGTGGTGATTTATATAAAATCGCTGATCGTATGCACCAAGCTGAAAAAACTTTGTTTGGCTCTAAAGGAATTAAAACATTTTTTGGTGATATTGACCCTAATGGCGTTCAAACAGCAAAACCATTTGATGTAATTCCTAAAGAATTAAATGCTTTAAAGTTTGACCAATGGCGGCACATTTATGACACCGCAGATCAATTATCAAGAGGAACTTTTAAAGTTAATGGTGAACTTATACCAGTTCCAGAAGATATTAGAATTGCAGCACAAGCAGCAAAAAATGAAATGAAAGGTGCTATAGCTAGAGATATTTATCGTGCTGGTGCTAGTAAAAAAGGTGAATGGAGTGCAAATGCTGCAAATGGTCGTTTAAATTTCTTAGATAGAAAAATTAAACACGCATTTGATCCAGAGGAAATTCAATCATTTCATAAGTTAAACTATGCCGGTCAATTAATGCCTACTCATGGTTATGAAGGTGCTGGATTGCAAACATCAAGACTAGAACGAGTTTCTGAGAAATTTCCTGCTGCTGGTAGCGTTGTTGGCGGTACGGTGGCAGGGCCTAAAGGTGCGATTGCAGGTCAGTATCTTGGTGAAAAATCAAGAGGATTTTTAAAAGGTCGTTCACAACGACAAGCGGCTGAAAGATTACAGCAGCAATTAGAAGAAAACTTTAGAAAAGGTAGAGAATAAATGTCAGTCAATCTATCGCCAATAGGCAACGGTCAACAGTTCTTTGATAACAACGGTGTTCCATTGTCAGGTGGTTTGCTTTATACCTATGCTGCCGGATCATCTACGCCATTAAGTTCGTTCACTAGTTCAACTGGTGCGACTGCAAATAGTAACCCTATTGTGTTGGATGCGGCAGGAAGAACACCGAATCCAGTTTGGTTGACTTATGGCAGCGGATACAAGTTACTTTTAAAAGATTCGGCTGGTGTGCAAATATGGTCAATTGACGATATTGAAGGAATTGTTACTGTAGAGCCAACACCATTACCTATTCCATCTGGCACTATTATCATTTGGTCTGGCTCATTGGCTGCTATTCCTACCGGTTATTACTTGTGTAATGGTTCAAACGGTACGCCAGACTTACGTGATCGTTTTGTTGTCGGTGCAGGTAATTCTTATGCTGTTGGTGCAACAAGTAACACACAAGGCACAGGATCAAATCTGCCAGCCTATTATGCGCTGTGCTACATCATGAAAGCATAAGATGGAAACTCAATTCATTGTTAACGTTGGTTTTACTTTAGCCGGTTGTTTAGGTGGCTGGATATTGAATAATATTTCTAGGTCTATTGTGCGCCTGGAAGATAAGGTTAATTCGATGCCCATGATGTATGTACAGAAAGATGATTACCGTAGAGATATAGACGAAGTTAAAGAAATGCTTAAACAAATCTTTAATAAACTAGATAGCAAAGCTGATAAATAGGTGCTGTTATGATTGACCCAATCACAATAGGGTTAGCCGTTTCTGGAATTAAGCTAGTAATAAATGGCATTAAATCCGCAGCCGATGAGGCTAGAGAAGCAGTAGATAGTATTAACGAATGTGTCGAATCGGGGAAAAAACTAGGTGAATCACTTTCACCTATAAAAAAGTTTTTCACCGCAGCAAGTAAATACGAACTTGGTAGAACTCAATTAGAGGATGCCAAGAAAGCGCAAGACGAAGCAATAGCCAATGGTCAAACTGTAGCTGATCCTATTTCAGATGCCGAATATGTCATGGACATGATGGCAATGGATCGAGAAATTAAACAGTATTACGCACAGATTAAGCATTTTTTTATTTACCATTTTGACGAACCTGGAATGTGGGATGAGTTTTCCGAACGTCTAACTAGGTTACGCAAAGAGCGAGAAGAAAAAGCAGAAGCAGCAAGGAAAGCAGCAACAGAAGCTAGATTAGCAATGGTTGCTGAAAAGATGCGTAAAAAGCGTGAACGAGCCAAAGTTTTAAACATTATTTATAACTGTATTGGTGGCTTTGTAATTACGTTGATTATTGCTGGCTTTGCATGGTTTATTAAATGGATGTTCGATCAAGGAGCGCATTAACATGATGACTTTATTTTCTACCTTAATTTCTTTTTTATCTGGCGGTTTGCCAAAGCTATTGGATTTTTTCCAAGATAAATCAGATAAGAAACATGAACTGCAAATGGCCCAAATGCAGATGGATCAGCAAATGCGTTTGCAAGCTGCGGGTTTCCAATCCCAAGAGCATATAGAAGAAATCAAAACACACCAGTTAGAAATACAAACCGCAGCAGATGAACGTCAAGCCTTGTATGCTCACGATATAGCTATTGGTCAAGGTGCTAGTCAATGGGTGATTAATATTCGTGCATCGGTGCGTCCATTGATTACTTTTGGCTTGTTTGGTCTTTTGGTGTTTGTTGATTGTTTTGGCTTTTATTATGCCATCCACACGAACGTTCCATTTGACCAGGCTTTAAATATTTTGTGGGATGATGAAACTCAGATCATTTGGGCATCTGTTGTAAGTTTTTGGTTTGGTACACAAGCATTTAGCAAAAAATGATTATTTCTGACCGTTGCTTGCAGTCGATTAAAGTAAATGAAGGGGTGCGGTTTAAGCCGTATCTGGATCACATTTTGTTGTGGACTACAGGCGTAGGGCATTTAATAGCACCGCCAGAACACATGAAAATGACGCTAGACGAGCGCAAAGCTGCTAAAGCAAAGGGTGGCTTACTTTGTCCAGCAGAATGGAATAGGACGCTATCTAATGAAGAAGTCGATTCGATACTCAAAAGTGACCTCAGACGTTTTGAATCAGGTGTTTCTCGCTATTGCCCTGTGGGGCTTACTCAGGGTCGGTTTGATGCTTTGGTTTCATTCTCCTTCAATTGTGGACTTGGTACGCTGCAAAGATCAAGCATCAGAATGCGCCACAATCGTGGGGACTATGAAGGTGCAGCGGAAGGTTTTTTGCTGTACAACAAAGCTGCCGGAATCGTAAATAAAGGACTTGCCCGTAGAAGAAATGAAGAACGGGCAATGTACCTTAGTGTTTAAAACTGCCCAAAAAATCCCTTATCATTTTGATGAAGTTTTGTTCGGCAGTTTTACTTGACAGTAGAACTTCCTGCATAAATAATTCGTCATTTGTATATTCGCGATTTTTAGTTACGTCATACATCTGACCAATTTTAGGTGGATTTTCTTTTATAAATTGTCCATTAATTATCATTTTGGAATTCCCACAAGACGATAAAGTTTAAATTTACGATCTATAGACCATTTGTCCTCAATAATATAGCCTAATCTACGAAGTTCGCCCACCCTGGTGGCTAGTTTCATTGTTCCTGCTTCATTTAAGGCATCTATAGGGCTTTTCCAGCCTTTTTTTAAGCAAGCTACTACCTTTTGTTGTTGCGTCATGTTTTCCCCTTTGTGACGTTAATTTAAAGAAATACAGCCCATAAAATAATTGCTACAAATAAAATGCTAGTAAAGATTTCGTTAAGTATTTGCATGATTATTTCCAATCTGTTTTTAAATCAATTTTATATTTCATTTGTTCAATGTTAGCCAGGGCAACACCAAACGACTGATAGTTTGTGCCAAGTGATTGATTAATCATGTTTAGGCAAATATCAATCCCTTTATCTAAACCATTTTGGTATTCTTCCTGGCAATTAATCATTTGTTCTTTGAGTTTCATAATTTCCCCTTTTTAGTTAATTTCAATACCGCTGGCTTCCTCTGCTGCCACAACGTCAAAGGCTGCTGACGCTGCATAAAAGGCTGCTTGCGCTTCTAAAAATACTTCATCACTTACTTCACCGGCTCTGTACGCATCACGCACAGGAACATAGGCTAGGAAAGCTACGCGATACATTTTTAAAGCAGTTCTGTAGCTTTCCGAAACATCTGTCCATTCATCGTAGTTCATGATTTCCCCTTTGTTAAGCAGCTAACCTGCCGACTGCACCATAACCATAACCATCATCACCTAAAAACGCTACACTTCCAGCCGTTTGGCTGACCTGTGTTTCGCACAGACTAACTTTGCTAATGTTTTCCTGGATGATTCTTTGTATGTCATACACAGCAAAACCCCTAGCTTCACTATCAGCATTTCTACCAATTTCTTTGATAAACGCACCGTAGTTTGCGCTGCCGCTGTCAATCGTAACTTCATTGTCAAAACCATAAAAATTACAAACTTCAACAACAACGCTAGTCAAAACTGGTGCGGTAAAAATTCTGTTAACAAAAATAAAATCCGCACCGAACCGAACTTCCTCACCGTTAATGCTGCTGTAGTTAAGACCTTTGTAATCGGTCATACCATCAAAGTAACTACCTTCAAAATTGCCAGTAATTGCTTTTACTTGTTCAGCACTTGGGCCATCTGTGTAACTGATATTAATGCTTGCGCCACCGCTGTAGCTGCTGCTTCTAACAGAAAATCTAACGCCTGGGAAAGCCTCTCTCAAAGCAGTTCTAATCATTCTTGCTGTTTCTACTACACTTATATATCTTGCCATTTCGTTCCCCTTTGTTTGTTAATCACCACAGACATAGATTAACGTAGGTTAATGTCTATGTCAAGCGATATTTATAAAATATTTTAAAAAAGATGAAAAAAAGGTGGGGCTACTAGATTGTTCCGACACAAAGGGGATAAGGTCGGTCGTTCGCCCCGAAATTTAGATGCCGTTTTTAATCTGATAAAAACGCAATAGATGGTAGAAACGTTCAGCCGCATTAGCTAGTTTTGTTTCGTCATGTTCGATCATTTTGGTATTACCTTCCAGATCGACAAACAAGTTAGCACAACGGGCTGTTGGGTATCCTAAACCAGTTCTGTAAGCTGCCAATTGCAGTAAATGCTCATCATACACATCTACTTTATCGCCTACTTTTTCCTTAGTCTTAATATCGACAATGATGCCAGGACAATGTAAATCCACCTTACCACCAAAACCAAGTTCGTGACCAAAGGATTCCTCACAAATCCAATCCTGCTGCCCAAAATGAGCGTCTAAGCATTCTTTCGATGCAAACACATATCTTGGGTACTCTTTAGCTTTATGCTCAAGGTGGCTCTGTATTTCGCTGTGCATGGATGTGCCGCGATCAGCTGCATCGCGTCCCTGCGCTTTGCTGTCGATCAGTACACGATCCAGCCAGTTTTCTTCATCCTCACCGTCTTGTCGTGGCAGAGTTAATGCCGCCATGATTGCCTGTTTCTGCAACCATAGATTTAAGCCTGGCTTTGCAAGAATATTTAAAACGGTTGTAACAGACGGAATATAGCCGTGCTTTTTTGCATCGCGTAAATCGGTGTTACGTTCTTTACCGTTTGCACCAATGACGGTGTACATCGGCTGACCGTCTTTCGTGTACCAATGATTTGATTCAAATGCTCTAGTCATGGTAGCCCCTTAAAACGGTACGTCATCGTTATAAAATTCTTCAGCTGGCTTTGTTTCCTTCTGTCCTGTAACTGCTCTGTACTCAGGGCTTTTAGATAACCAAGCTTTCATTTTGTCTGACAAAGCAGCAAATTTTTCAGAATCAAACTTTTCAAAATCAAACGAATCAACAGGGTTAAAGCCTTCCGGCAATCCTGCTTTTAAATAAATGTTTGGTACTGGACTAAGGTTGTCTATGCTTGCCTGTGTTTCACCGGCTTTGTTGACGTAGTTAGAAACGGCAGCTAGACCAAATTTACCTAGCAAACTGCTTAGTTCTACAGGCTCAGATGAAATATCAATGTTTAACCAAGATTTTAAAATCTTAGCTAACGTACCTTTTTCATGCGTAGTTAGATTTATAAACTTAACCAAGACTAGCGGTTTACCATCGTCTGTAGCTAATGGCTGGCCTTGTGCATCCTCGCCATGAAATTCAAAAAAGAACATTACTTTATGAACGTATTTGATTTTGTTCTCGCGGATTTTTGTACCCTCATCAATATGAGTACCACAGTCAACGTATTTAAAAAAACGGACTAAGTGTGATCCTGGTGGAACAATTTTAAATTCTTTAGATGTGTTTGTTTGTTTAGATGGTGCGAGTAGCATAATTAGATTCCTTATTAGATTGTGTTTTAGATTTGTTGCAAGCCCAGCGGATTATAGAAATATCGTCAGCGTTTAAATCACCGATTTCTAATTTGTTTAGAGCGAGTTCGAGTTTTTGCTCGATCTCTTTCATTACGTGTTCGTATTCGTCCATTTTTCCCCTTTCATGTAAAGCAGAGTAACATTAACAGAAATTAATTGCTAACACAAGTTAATTTTGTTAACCTATGCAAACTATGACAGATGACCAAATTATTGATTTATTAGGTGGCACTAAAGCTGTGGCTGATATATTAAGTATCAGTCCACCAGCTGTATGTGTTTGGCGTAAGCGTGGAATACCGCAAGATAAGCTAATGTATTTAGCTGCAATGTTGGAAGAAAAAACGGCAGGAAAGTTAAGTAGGAAAAAACTATTTCCAGCCGACTGGTTTATAGTATGGCCTGAACTTAGGAAAACTACCTGAGTTGGACGGGATTCCTTCGTAACTTGCCGCTGGTCAGGTTTCCAACAACCAGCACCAAAACCTATTGTTGAAGTTTAAATTTACCTATGTTAGTCTGTGCCGGTCTATGTGTCGGGCATCAGACAAATCAAAGCCTTTTAGCTTTGGCTCTTTCCTGTAAAAAGGAAGCCGTGCCCGACACACGCAAGAGCCAAGACTAAAGGGCTTTTTTGCGTTTAGACCGTACTGGTCACGATAGCAGAGAGCCAATGTTGGGGCTGCCACCAAGAAAACCGATGCGCTTACTGGCAAGCCAGCGCGTGAACTTACTATGGGTATCACAGGAACAGAGGAAAACAGGTGGTGTGGTGGCTAGGCGATCCAAAATCGTCCCTCTGGAAATAAAACATAGTCCTTATAGGTGCAGTAGTTTGGAAAGAATAAAGATTCCAAATGGCTGAATTGGGTGAGTACCACCTAATTGGCTTGCCCTATCGTCTAAACAAATTCAATAGAAAAATAAATTAAATAATTTGGATAAATCGTTTGACATAGATATTAACCTAGATTAATATACATACATCGACAACGCATTAGCAAAGGGGAACAAAAATGATGGATTGTAACTGGATGGTAACGTTAGCGATTGCACAACAAAAGGCATTAGTTAAGCTGGGTTATACAGTTCAACAAGTTAATGCCATGAGCCTGGCAGAAACAACAGAAGAACTAAAAAACCTTAATTACGATTTCAAAGCAAATTCACCATTTAAAAACAAATAAAAGGGGAAATTATGAAAAAAGAATTTTATAACCTGGCAGAGCAATACGCAGAATGTTGGTCTGTCGGTAATGGCGGTAAGGTTGAATATGTATTTTCAGAAACAGGTTTGTTATTGTTTGGCCTAGAAATCTTTGAGCAAAACAAATTAATGGATGACGCACTAGTAGAAGCGTTGATTGCGTAATTTTAGGGGCTGTTAAGCCAGCATTCGAGGATGGTGATTCGTAGGATTTTCTGGTTTTCTCTTACGACTTAGTTAAAGCCCAAATCGTAGCCCCTACCCTATTGAGGAATAAATGAGATTTTGCACCAGCTGCCAATCTAGGCAACCAGATGAGAACGGTGAAAGCCCCAAAGGATTTAGGGGTTGGCGTTGCCAGAAATGTGTAGAGAAACGTAGCGAAAGTATTTACAAAAATAAAAGCGGGAGAATTGCCGATGTTCGAAAAATTTTGGACGATTTATCCAAGAAAAATAAACAAGAAAAAAGCGTTTGAAGCATTTGCCAGGCTTAAACGTGAAGATCAGGAAGCAGCACTAGAAGCATTACCAAATCACGTTAGATATTGGCAATTGAAGCAAACAGAATCAGAGTTTATTCCACACGCATCTACCTGGTTAAACGGATGGCGTTGGGAAGATGAGTTAGATTTTAAAGAGAAAGCACCGCCAGCATTGCCCTGGTACGCAGATGAAGAACTGACAATGAAAAAGGCGGCAGAAGTAGGTGTTAAGCCCAGGTCAGGTGAAGGCTGGTCCGAATTAAGGAAACGAATTGCAGAACACATACGAATGGTCGGAAGAACACCGGCATAAGTGCGAAGTAAACCAAATCCTTAGATGGAGATTACAAGATCGTAATAAAGCCATGACACATATAAACCTGGTCAGGGATGCAAGGGGTGAAGCAGCGGCAAAAAAGTTAGAAGATGATTGCCGCACACAATGGAACAAAGGTAATCGTGGTAACAAAGGGGGTTGGAAATGAGTTTAGAAAAATTAAACGATGGGCGGGTTGAAAAAGCCTTGATGTACTTATCGCAAACGGATGAAGAACACGCAGAGTTATCTGGTGAAGTTAAAAGGCTTGAGGAACTGATTAAACAGGCCAAGAGCCATGCTTTTCTGTTGTCTAGTGGTACGGTAGCAGAAAGGGAAGCGCAAGCCATAGACAGCCCGTCTTACAAGAATGCGGTTGACGAATGGGTTAATGCATACAAAGATTTTAAGACGATAGAAAACAAACGGATTCACGAAGTACGCATTACAGAAATTTGGCAGACGTTGTCGGCTAATCGCAGGAAGGGTTCAATTTAATTAACGTAGTAATCACAAAGGGGAACACCATGAAATCATTATTAATTATTGCTGTTGTTGTAACTTTATCTGCTTGCTCTACATTTAGTAAACCAGACCAGCAAGAACTGCAAAACACGCAATTAATCTTAGATGCTAAACAACATCCAATGAGCCGTAATGAAGTAATTATGGCGATTAACGAATGTGAGGCTAATAAAACTCGCGCTGTTGTTATTACTGGTCGCAGAAAGATCAATGGATATACGGCAGAAGTAACGGTTGACGTAACTTGTGCGCCTAAATATTCATTTTAAGAAAATTATTAAGTTATGGTTATAAAAGCAAAGCTAAAGGAAAAGAACGCATGAATAAAGCGTCATTGTGGCGCAAAAGAAAGGCATTAATGAATATTTGCAAAACACCAAATATTGTTTTAGATACAATAAAAGATAAATTCGATTTGGCTACAGATCGGGAACTAGCAAACCATTTAGAAATAGGTTTCCAAACTATTAGCAAAATCAGAACAAAGATTTATCCTGTATCAGATACAGTAATTTTAAGAATTCACGAAATCTGCGGATTGTCGATTAGTGAAATACGTCATTTAATAGAGTTAGAAGATTTTAGGGCATTAACCAATGTACGAACCAGCAACGCCAAGCCCACAGGGAACTAGATACTGCACGAACTGTTTACAAGCAAAAGATTCAATCGGTGGATACTGGAAGAATCACGAATGCGGAAAAAGACGAAGGTGGTTATGTGCAGCTTGTGCTGCTAAAAGGAAACTAAGATGACAAAAGTAGAAATTCTTTGGTTGTTGATAGGTTATTGTTTTGGGGTAGCAATGTTGGCTGGTGTGGCCGCATCGGCTATTTACTATTTAATCCAGAAATATGATTTATAGAAATAAAAAGCTGTTGGAGCGTTGCAGAGAACTGCCATGCCAGATTTGCGGTATGCAGGACGGAACGGTAGTCGCAGCGCACAGCAACCAGTTAAGGGATGGCAAAGGCAAAGGATTAAAAGCCCATGATTATCGGGTAGCTGCGCTTTGCTATTGTTGTCACATGGAAATAGACCAGGGTAAGAAATGGGATAAATCCGAAAAAATGGATTTTTGGGATGAAGCACACAGACGAACAATCGGGCAATTCTTTGAAAAGGGATGGCTTGATGTTACTTAATTTGCCGTTTCCACCGTCAGTAAATACATATTGGCGAGCAAACGGGCATAGGCGGTTCATATCAAAGGCTGGCGTTGATTTTAAGCAAGCGGTGGCTGAATATGTTATTGAGCATGAAATCCCCAAATACGGCCCTCAAAGGCTTGGGTTAGCGATTACGATATACGGCCCTAATAAGCGCAAGTTTGACCTGGACAATAGGCTGAAGGCTGTTTTAGATGCGTTGCAGGATGCCGGTGTATTTGATGATGACGAGCAGGTAGATATTCTTTTAGTAAAACGTGGAGAAATTGTCAAAAATGGCTTGGCTGTGGTTATAATTGGTGCTATTGACAACGAGGAAGATCATGGATAAAGACGTTGCCGCATTTGTCTTGGTATTGCTGCACAGCGGCACGAATACCCATTTGATGCACTGGCAGACTGAAAGCTACGCTAAACATAAAGCGTTAGGTAAGTATTACGATAAGATTATCGACTTAACTGACAAGTTTGTTGAATGCTACCAGGGTAAATATAAAGTAATTACTGGATACGAAGATGTTTACCATGTTGACACCGATCCCGTAAAATATATGCAGGGCATTAAGAAATATGTTGAGCAATATCGCAAAAAGCTGCCGCAGGACACAGAATTGCAAAACATAGTTGACGAAATAGCAGATTTAATAAATAGTACACTTTACAAACTACGATTCCTAAACTGAAAGGGAAAATCATGGGCAAGATGGATTCAATGAAGGGCATACCTTTACGCAATGGCGAAAAACTGCCAAAAGGTGCAGATGCAGCTGATACTAAAGGTGAGCGTCATGGAAAACTTATTAATGGCGTAGCTATTGGTAAGGAAGATATGAACGGTGCAGACAAACAGTTTAATACTGGTCGCACATCTGGCGTTTGCTATACACACAAACGCGGTTCTTGCTAATAAAAACAAAACCCTAACCTGCTTAGAGTCAAGTTAGGGTTTCTAACCAAGCAAAAAGGACGTTTTTTGATGGCTGACAACAATTCTAGTCCCGTCTGTGGGGCGTGTAAATTCTTTTTGAGTAGCGGAGAGTTTGGTATCTGCCGCCGCTTTCCCTCGTATGAACAGCGTCACGCATCGAATTGGTGTGGTGAGCATTATCCTATTCCCCATGTAGTACCGCAGCCTGTAGAGCCTGTAATTGAGCCTGTTGAGCCTAAAAAACGTGGCAGACCGGCAAGGGGCAAATAATGACTACAGATGACATTATCCGCAAGTTCTTAGACCTGCATCCAGATACACCGATTGATGATAAGCAGTACGCCGTTCCGTTGTGGGTTATACGCCGTATGTTGGAAACGGCAGAAGCAGCAGAGCGTGAAGCGTGTGCAAAATTGTGTGAGGCAGAAGCAGAAGGGTTAATCGGCATGGCGTATGAAGGTATTGCGCTTGGTTGCGCTGAATCTATCAGAGCAAGGGGGCAAGCATGAGATTAACTCCAATGTTCGACAAAATTATTGTCAAGCCAGAAACTAGGGTAAAAAGCAATATTATTGATGTAATAATGGATGAAGCCGATAATATGGGAACTGTTATCGCAGCTGGTAAAGGTAAGTTTGACGAAAAAAACAGATTTGTACCTAATCCGCTAACAGGTGGAGAACGAATCAGATTTGGCACAATGGGCAACTCAAAGTCAGAGGAATATTTAAAGTATTTTGAATATTTTGAAGATGGAGAGCGATTTTTAGTCATGTCTTGGCAAGACGTTTGTTATATTGAGGAGAATTAAGATGCCATTAAAGAAATCCACAAGCAAAGAAGCGTTTAAATCAAACATTCAGGCTGAAGTAAAAGCCGGTAAACCGATCAAGCAAGCTGTGGCAATTGCGTACTCAGAAAAGCGTGAAGCTGCAAAGAAAAAGGTTAAAAAATGACTAAGTACACGATAGAATTAACTGTTGAACAGATAAACGTCATATTTCAAGGGTTGCATGAACTGCCAGGCAAGGTCTGTAATCCTATTGTGTACGAGATTAATAAACAGTTAATTGACCAAAATAAGCCGCCAGAGGAATAGTAATGAATAAACTGAACGCCATTTACGAAGCAGGAATTAAACAGAAGCAAGCTGGAACTGACCAGGCTACATCTGCTACCGTAAATCAGGTCGAACAGAAGCTATACCAGCGGTTGATGCAGCAATACCCGCAGATGGTTGCAGAATATGCAGCATTGGAAGGCACAGAAGGCGGTAAGGTATTAAATACAGATATAGCCAGGGAACTGTCAGAGGATTACCGAGCAGACCGAACTAAAGCTAGTGACGTACATGAGCCAGCAAGTAAGTTTATTAAGCAATTATTTGCTGAGAAACTAGCCCAGGGCGATGGTGGTGATATTTTGTTTACCGCTGGTGGTGCAGGAGCAGGTAAATCAACGGCACTGGAAGCAATGAAGGATCATCCAGCTATTCAGAATGCCGGTGTGGTTTACGACACAAACATGGCAAAGCTGGAATCATCCAGGGAAAAAATACAGGAAGCATTAAAGGCTAATAAAAAGGCAACAGTTCTTTATACTTATCGTGATCCGGTTGATGCGTTTGTAAATGGTGCATTGCAACGAGCATCTAGGATGGAAAAGGAACTAGGAACTGGTCGCACAGTGCCGCTGACAGAATTTCTAAAAACTCACGTTGGTGCATTAGAAACGATCAAGCAGTTAGATAAAGAGTTTAAAGATAACGGTAAAGTCCAAATTCGCGCTGTGGATAACTCTCGCGGTAAGGGCAAAGCCAAAGCAATAAAGATTAGTCAATTGCCAACTATAGATTCAGTTAAAGTAAAGAAGGAGTTAGAAAATGCCCTTGAACGAGAATATGCCGCAGGACGGATCAGTAAAGCCATCTACATGGCAACAAAAGGAATCAGCAAGCCAGTATAAAGACGGCAAGCAATATTCCAAAGAAGCAGATCAAACCCTGGACGCATTCATTAACGCATTGAATACCGCTGTTAAACGCGAAATATGACAAACACAGTAGAAGAATCTAAGCCTGTTGGCAGACCAAGCAAATACCTTCCAGAGTATTGCGAAAGAGTTATCGAACTTGGAAAGCTAGGTAAATCAACAGAAGCTATCGGTTCAATGCTTGATGTCGGAACAGCAACACTTTACAGATGGCGTGATGAATTCCCTGAATTTCGGGAAGCCTTAGAGGTTGCAAAAGATCACGAGCTACGTTGGTGGGAAGAAATGGCTCAAGGCTATATGTTGGAGCATAAAGACGGTGAGAAATTGAACTCATCTATTTGGTCAAGATCAATGGCGGCTAGGTTTCCAAAGAAATACAGAGAAAGCACCAAGACAGAAATTACTGGTGCAGATGGTGCGCCATTGTTACAAGGCATTGAAGTCAAGTTCGTAAAGCCAGATGAGTGACCAACTAAGGGCAGCTATTGCAAAAGCTGAGTTTCCGCACAAGCTGTCAGTATTGTTTGAGAAAAGCCGCTACAAAGTGTTGTATGGCGGCAGGGGTGGTGCAAAATCCTGGGGAATAGCCAGAGCGTTGCTAATCTTGGGAGCTAAGTCCGAACTACGCATATTGTGTGCGCGAGAGTTTCAAACATCCATCAAAGATTCTGTACACAAATTACTGTGTGACCAGATCGAAAGCCTGGGGTTACTAGGTTTCTACGAAATTACCCAAACATCAATTCGCGGCAAGAATGGCACAGAGTTTGCATTTGTTGGCCTAAAGAATAATGTTGGCAACGTCAAATCTTACGAAGGCGTTGATATATGTTGGGTTGAGGAAGCGCAGACAACTAGCCGATTATCTTGGAACGTCTTAATTCCTACCATCCGTAAGGAAGGCAGCGAAATCTGGATTAGCTTTAACCCTGAACTTGAAACAGACGAAACATTCCAGCGGTTTGTGGTTAATCCACCAGAAGATGCAAAGATCGTCAAAATCAACTGGTCAGACAACCCTTGGTTTCCTGAAACATTAAGGCTAGAAAAAGATGCGCTGCGGATCAGAGATAACAATGCTTATCTAAACGTTTGGGAAGGCTTATGCCGTAGAACGGTTGACGGGGCTATATTTGCCAAAGAAATGGAAATGGCAGACCTGGAAGAACGGATTACGCGAGTGCCTTACGATCCGATTAAGCCAGTTCATGCTGTATTCGACTTAGGGTGGAGCGATAACACAGCCATCTGGTTCATCCAATTCGTTTCAATGGAAATACGTGTAATCCGATACATTGAGAATAGCCAGCAGACTATCAGCTGGTATCTGGCTGAGATGCAGAAGTTTGGGTACGTTTACGACACACTATGGCTACCACATGACGCACAGAATAAAACATTGGCTGCAAACGGTAGGAGTATTGAGGAAATCGTCAGAGCAGCAGGATACAAAGTCCAGATTGTTGACAAGGTTTCTGTGGTTGATTCGATAAACGCAGCCAGGACAATATTCCCCAAATGTTACTTTGATAAGTTAAATTGCGATCAGGGGCTACAATGTTTGCGTCATTATCGGTATGATGTTGACCCAGAAACAAAGCAATTTAGCAAGAACCCTGTCCATGACATTTATTCGCATGGTGCAGACGCATGGCGTTACGTTGGTTTAATTGTGAATGAGCCAAGAAAGCCATTGCCAAAACGGACAAATTACCAACTTCCAACCAATTGGATGAACTAACATGGCAGATGATTACGGCAGCGAATACGATGGCGAGTTTGATCCCCGCATCGGTGAAGCACAGAAATTCCTGCAATTAGCGGCTGACGCTGATTCCAACAATAGAGCAGAGGCTCAAGAGGATTTGAAATTTGCGGCTGGCGATCAATGGCCTGTCGAGATTCAGAACAGCAGAACACTAGAAGCCCGTCCCTGTTTGACCATCAACAAGATTGATGCTTATATCAAACAGATTACAAATCAGCAACGCCAACAACGTCCTAGAATCAAAGTTCATGGAATGAATAATGAATCGGATGAAAAGGTTGCACAGATACTCCAGGGCATTTGCAGACACATTGAAGTAAATTCCAATGCAGACACAGCTTATGATGAAGCGTTTGATTACGCAGTTCGCATGGGATGGGGTTATTGGCGTGTGGTTACTGATTACATAAGCGAAGATTCGTTCGATCAGGAAATCTACATTGAGCCAATTCATAACCCGTTTACCGTTTACTTTGATCCGAATTCAATTCTGCCGGATGGCTCAGATGCAGAGAAATGCTTAATTACTGAGGTTATTTCTAAGAACGTATTTAGAAGCCTATATCCAGACGCAGATGATGAAGTTAGCTTTACGCAACGTGCAACTGGTGACGTATTAGCTGAATGGGTGATGAAAGAGGATATTCGGATTGCTGAATATTTCTACACCGAGCGCAAGCCAGCAACGTTAATCATGCTTTCGGATGGCACAAAGCTATACAAAGACGAGCTAAAAGATGACGAATTGGAAATGATGGCTGCAAACGGCATCATTGTTGTAGATGAACGTCCGTCTTACAAAAAAATAATCAAGTGGTGCAAGTTAACAGCTATGCAAGTTCTTGAAGAACGTGAATGGCCTGGTAAGTTTATCCCTGTTATTCCGGTTTACGGTCAAAGGCTATTTGTTGAGAGCAAGCGCAAGAAATTTGGCTTGGTTCGCATGGCTAAAGACCCACAGAGAATGTACAACTTCTGGCAGACCAGCATTACTGAATCAGTCGCATTAGCCCCTAAAGCTAAATGGCTGTTGGCTGAAGGTCAGGACGAAGGGCATGAAAACGAGTGGGTACAGGCTAATATCAAGTCAACGCCTGTCTTGCGTTATAAGCAAACGGATATTGAAGGCAGACCAGCACCAGTTCCTACCAGGCTGCAACCAGAGCCACCACCGGCAGGTATCTTGGCTGCATCTGCATCTATTAATGAGGATTTACAGGCTGTTTTAGGCGTGTTTGATCCTAACCAGATGCCGACAGGCAACATTAGCGGCAAGGCGTTAATGGGGCAACAGCAACAGATCGACTTAACGAATTATCACTACTACGATAATTTGACACGTTCGATTAAACACACCGGCAAGATTTTGCTTGATTTGATCCCACACATTTACGATAGCCAGCGTGTAATGCGTATTATTGGTGAAGATGCACAGCCAGAAATGGTGACAATCAATCAGCCAACGCAGAACGAAGAAGGCGTTTACGAGATTCTGAATGACGTAACTGTTGGGCAATACGATGTTGTGATGGATACAGGACCAGGTTACAACTCTAAGCGTTTGGAAGCTGTGAATTCCATGATGCCATTAATGCAAGGCAACGAACAATTGTTCCAGATGGCTGGCGATTTGTTTATTCGCAACATGGATTTCCCTGGCTCAGATGTTATTGCTGACCGTTTGGCTGCGATGAATCCGATGGCTCAGATTGATGAGAAATCTAAGATTCCACCAATGGCTCAAATGAAAATGAAGCAGATGGAAGATCAGAACAAGCAATTGCAGGATCAATTGATTGCAATGCAGCTAGAGATCAACAATCGTTCACAAGTGGCTCAGATCAAGGAAGATGGGGCTAATAAGCGTAAGCTAATGGATGTGACAGCAAGAGCGCACAATACTGAAACGATGGCTGAAGTGAAGGTTAATGACCAGAACACTAGGGCAGTAACTAGCCAGAATAAGACAGAAATTGATGCTATTGTGGAATTAATGTTGCATCACATGGACACGCAACGATTAATTAATGAGATTGAGAAACGCAATGCAGAGCAATTTAAATTTGCTAATGCTGCCGCAATGGATATTGACCAGGGTGAAAATCCATTTATGCAAGCGCAATAATTGACAAATTCGTAAATAGTATTAAGATACTGAAAACCTTACCAGTGAGGAAACACTGGGTTAATCCTTGAGGAAACTCATGTCAACTGTAATAACGAACGAAAATGCAGCCGATTTTTATGCTCAAAAACTAGGTTTAGCTGTTGAAGAATCCGCAGTCGAGGCTGTAGCTGAAGAAGCTGAAACAGAGCCGACACAGGAAGAAACATCGCAGAGTGAACCCGAGCAAGCAGAAGGAGAGGCGAAAGCAGTAGAGGATGGGAAAACCAAGCCGAAACTTGCGAAACGGTTTTCTGAAGTAACTAGCCAGCGGGATCAAGCGCGAGAAGAAGCGCGAAAAGAGCGTGAAGCTAGAGAATCTTTAGAAGTCAGGCTGAAAGAATACGAAGCAAAGGCAAATCCACAACCAACATCTACGGATGAGTTTGTAGAGCCGCAACCTAGTCAGTTTGACGATGCGTTTGAATATGCAAAGGCATTAGCTGAATATAGTGCGGAAAACGCCTTGCGGATGCGTGACAAGCAAGATGCTGAACGCAGAGCCAATGAGGAACGCAACAAGACTTTACAGACTTGGGCGCAACGAATTGAGAAAGCTAAAGCAGAATTGCCGGATTACGAAGATATGATTGCTTCATCCGAAATTGGCGTTAGTGACGCTGTAAGGGATGCAATTATAGAAAGTGAAGTAGGCCCTAAAATCCTATATCACTTGGCTGAGAATCCAGAATTGGCTAAGTCATTAGCCGATATGTCACAAGCTAAAGCCTTACGCGAAATAGGTAAATTGGAAGGCAGATTCGAAGATGCTATTCGAAAGCCAGGAACATCGACTGCTGCTACGAAATCAAATGCACCGACACCGATTTCGCCTATTCGAGCAACTTCAATGTCAACGGAAGTCAAGATAGATTCCAATGGCGAATATCATGGCAGCTATGCTGCTTGGAAGGCTGCTAGAAAAGCGGGAAAGATTCGGTAAAAAACTTTTTCTTACCTACTTTTTGAGGATATTAAAATGGCAAATAACTTGCTAACTATTAGCAAGATCACCAACGAAGCGTTGATGGTCTTGGAAAATGAACTGACCTTTACGTCAGAAGTAGATCGTAACTATGATGACCAATTTGCTGTTGTTGGCGCAAAAATTGGTAACACCGTAAACGTTCGCAGACCTGGTCGTTTCATCGGTACTACTGGTCCAGCTCTTAACGTTGAAGATTTCAACGAAACTAGCGTACCAGTTACCCTTGCTACTCAGTTCCACGTTGACACACAATTCACAACACAAGACTTAGCATTATCTTTAGATATGTTCAGCGATCGCGTGTTAAAACCAGCTGTTGCTGCTATCGCCAACAAGATTGACTTTGACGGTATGACAATGGCTAAGAACAACACCGCTAACATCGTTGGCGTTGCTGGTACTCCACCATCTGATTTGATTACTTACCTGACTGCTGGCGCATACCTTGATTCTGAAGGCGCACCACGTGACGGTCGTAGATCATGTATCGTTGAGCCATTTACCGGTGCAACCATCGTTAACAGCTTAAAAGGTTTGTTCGTGCCACAGGAAGCAATTGGTGAGCAATATCGTAAGGGCTTGATGGGCCGCGATTCAGCTGGTATGAACTGGAAGATGGATCAGAACGTTGTAGCCCAAACATTTGGTTCTTACAGCGGTGTTACCCTAGCTACAAACACAGCAACCTTTACCGGTTCGTTGACTTCTGGCTGGGCACAAACATCAACCATCACCATCACACCTACAGGTGGCACTGCTAACCTGAAGCAAGGTGATGTAATTACCATCGCTAACGTTTTTGCGGTTAACCCACAGAATCGTCAGGCTTATGGCTCAAACAAACTGCGTAACTTTGTAGTTACTCAGGCTGTTTCTGGCTCAAGCGCAATGTCTGTAACTGTTTCCCCAGCTATCATTACTGCTGGTCAGTTCCAGAACGTAACTGTTGCTGCAACTAGCTCAACCGCTGTTGTGACACCATTTAACAACACCGGTACTGTATCGCCACAAAACATCGTAATGCACAAAAATGCGTTTACCGTTGCAATGGCTGACTTGGAATTGCCAGAAGGCGTACATTTTGCAGGTCGTGCAAGTGATAAAGAAATCGGTCTGTCAATGCGTGTTGTTCGTCAATACACGATCAACAACGACAGCATCCCTACTCGTATAGACGTTTTATACGGATGGGCCCCGCTTTATCCAGAACTCGCTTGCCGCGTTGCAGCTTAATAGGAAAGGACTAGAAAAATGGCAAATCCAGGACCAGCAAGTACCAGTACCATTCATCCATCGAACGTAGCAAGCAACCAGGCTATTCGTCTGTTAGCTTCCTATCAAGGTGTTAACGTTAACCAGACCGGTGACACAGTATTGCCAATTAACAATACTACTAACTATTCTGTTTCTAACGTTATTTTTACTAACGCATCAACTAGCTTGACCACAGCATTAGCCGGTGTATTTACTGCACCTGGTGCTGGTGGTACTGGCATTGTTGCAAATGCAGCATTATCTGCATTGACCGCTTCAACCGTAGTTTCGCAGCGTACTGTTGCATCTACTGCTGTTCAAACTGGTCAAAACCTATATGTAAACGTTGGCACAGCACAAGGTGCTGCTGCAACTATGGACGTTTTCGTTTATGGTTACGACTTATCGTTCCTGTCTTAATTGGAACGGTAATTAAGGAAAGAGCCGCCATCTAAAAATGGTGGCTTTTTCTCTTTGTGCGTCTATAATTTGGGTAATTTTTAAGAGGAAATTATGTCCAATTACACCTATACCGAAGCAACCGGTAACATTAAAAGCCAGCCTGGTAAGTTAAAAGGCATATTTGTCAGCACAGCTGGTGGAACAATGACCGTTTACGACAGCCAAACAACTGGCACAACTGAAACAGTTTTGGGTGTGTTCACACCGACAGCGGCGACTAACTACAACTTCTATGATGGGATAAACGTAGCAGACGGCATATATGTCGTGATAACTGGAACTGTAAAAGCAACCATTTACTACGAGTAACTATGTCTAATGATACGGCTGTCACACAGACAACCAACATAGTACCGGTACAGGGCATTTTTATGCCCGAACCAACGTTTGCGCTGATTAGTTTAATTGGTCCAGCGGGGACACCTTTTTATGCAGCTATTAATCCGCTTCAATCTAATCTAACGATTACGAATAGCACGATTAATAGTTCGGTAATTGGTGGTACTACGCCATCGTCTGCAACATTTACGAATATTGCGACAACGACAGGCACGATTAGCACAGGGCCTACCAATGCGTCTGACATAGCAAACAAGCAATATGTAGATCAAATAGCGGCTGGTTTATCAGTTAAAGCCCCTGTATTGGTAGCAACAACTGCAAACATCACGTTATCTGGCTTATTGTCAATTGATGGCGTAACTGTTGCGGCTGGTGATCGTGTTTTAGTTAAAAACCAAACCGCACAGGCTGAGAACGGCATTTATGTTGCATCTGCGACTGCATGGTCAAGAGCCACAGATATGTCGGTTTGGGCACAAGTGCCTGGTGCGTTCTGTTTCGTGCAGGAAGGCTCTACCCAGGCTGATAACGGTTATGTTTGTACGTCCAACAAGGGCGGCACAATTAACGTTACACCGATGACTTGGGTGCAATTTAATGGCATTACAAGTTACAACGCTGGCACAGGTTTATCTTTAGTCGGCAACACTTTCAGCATTACAAACACCGGAGTTACTGCGGGTGCGTATGGCTCTGCAAGTTCAGTTCCTACTTATTCGGTAAATGCTCAAGGTCAATTGACTTTAGCGGCTAATGTGTCTATTGCCATTGCTGCTAGTCAGATTACAAGCGGCACAATTGCAAGCAGTTTAATAAGTGGCTCATATTCTGGCATTACTGGTTTAGGTACGTTATTAGATTTAACGGTAACGAATACGATTAATGGCTCAATTACTGGAAATGCCGCAACTGCAACAAATGCAACAAGTTCGGCAACATCAACCAATTTATCGGGGGGATCAACAGGTGCGATTCCTTATCAAACTGCTGCTGGGGCAACGACTTTCCTTGCGTCTGGAACAGGCGTTTTGGTTGGCGGTTCTGCACCAAGCTATACAACTTCACCGGCTCTTGTTGGAACGAACTTCACCGGTACGGCATCTGGCCTTTCGATTGGCGGTAATGCCGCAACTGCAACGACTACAACAAATGTCGCTGGTGGAACTGTCAATGCTTTCCCGTATCAAAATGCAGCAGGTTCAACAGTATTCCTAGCGGCTGGTACTGCCGGATATATTCTTCAGACAAACAGTACAAGTTCACCACCAGCTTGGATTGCACCATCTGGTTTAACCGTTGGATTTGCAACCAATATTTCTGGTGGCGTAGCGGGTGCAGTGCCTTATCAAAGTGCGGTAGGTACGACAAGTTTTAGTGCTGCGGGAACGTCTAGCCAAGTATTGCTCTCAGGCGGCACAGGAAGCCCTACATGGGCAAATCAATCAACATTGAGCGTTGGGTATTCAAATAACTTAAATGGCGGTGCAGCGGGTTCTTTGCCTTACCAGACGGGTAGCAATACAACTACATTCTTGGCTGCCGGAACGAACGGTTATGTTCTGACATTATCGTCAGGATTGCCAACATGGTCAGCATTACCTGCAACTGGTGTGACGATTGTTGACGATACGACTACAAACGCCACACGTTATTTGACGTTTACTAGTGCGACTTCTGGTTCAGTAACGACAGAAAATGTCAGTTCAACTAGGCTGCAATTTAACCCATCCACAGGCGCATTAACGTCAACAAGTTTGACACCAATTAATCCGTTGGGTGTGGCTTATGGTGGAACTGGTGTTACTGCATCTAGCGGTGCTAATTCTGTTGTTTTGCGTGATGCAAATGTTAATATTTCTGCAAACATAGTAGATGAAGGGTTTGCTAGTGTTGCGGCAGCGGGTACAACTACAGTTTTAACTGCTGCATCAGTTCCTAATTATGTTGTTACTGGCTCAGGTGGACAAACATTCCAATTGCCAAATGCAACAACATTAAACGCTGGCACAAATTATATTTTTAACAATAATCAAAGTAGTGGCGCAATATTAGTAAACAATAACTCAGGCACATTAATTGTTTCTGTACCGTCAGGCGGGTTGGTTGAGCTTACTTTATTGTCTAATGTTATTGCGGCAGGTTCTTGGGATAGGCACGATCAAGCCCCATCAAATGTTTCATGGTCAACCAATACATTGGATTACCCAGGCTCTATTACTTCTGCCACATGGAACGGTAATGTTGTTGCATATAATCGCGGCGGTACAGGATTAAGCAGCTATGCAACTGGTGACATAATTTACGCATCTGCAACCAATACGCTATCTAAATTAGCGGCTGGAACGAACGGTTATGTTTTAACTTTAGCGAGTGGTGTTCCTACATGGGCTGCCGCTGCTTCTGGCATGGTTTATCCAGGCGCAGGTATCCCAAACAGCACAGGATCAGCTTGGGGAACGTCTTATTCAACTACTGGTAGCGGTACGGTTGTAGCATTAGCAACAAGTCCATCATTTACCACACCGTCATTAGGTGTTGCTAGTGCAACATCTGTAACCGCAACTGGTACGGTGGCGGGAAATACAGTTAGTTCGACTAACGGCATATTTATAAACAGTTTAACGGTATCAGCAAGTCAAACAATTGCAGCTGGCACATCTGGACATTCTGTAGGCCCTATAACAATTGCTTCTGGTCAAACTGTAACTGTTGCATCTGGATCAAAGTGGGTGGTGTTATGACATACACATGGAAAATATTGGACGTTTATACAAATTCTGAGCATGAGATTACTCAAGTTCGTTATTTATTGACGTTGATTGACGGTGAAAATACTGTTTCAACTGAAGGCTATTGGGATGCGGTAAATCCTATAAAAATATTCCCTGAAATTACAGAAAATCAGGTGGTTCATTTTATTGAAAATTCTAGCCAAGATGCTATTGCTGCAATAAAATCAAGGTTAATTGAGCAATTAGACACGCTAAAAAGCCAAAATATGCCTATTCGCGCTCCCTGGCTTGGTGCTGAAACATTTACGGTACAAATATGACAACTCCCTTAGACATAGTAACTCGCGCTTTAAAAGACATCGGTGCTATTGCTGCGGGTGAAACACCAGCACCAGAGGAAGCACAAGACGCATACGATATGTTGAACGACATGATCGATCAATGGTCGAATGAAAATATGATGGTGTACAACATTACCGAAATCATATTTCCTGTTACCGCTGGACAAATTAATTACACAATAGGACCAGGCGGTACTGCCCAAGCTAGTTTTCAAGGTTCGATTGCCGGTAACATTTTGACGGTTACAAATGTACTTTCTGGTGCGGTTGCGTTAAATCAGACGTTATCAGGCGCAGGAATTACGCCTGGCACACAGATCATGGCGTTTGAAACAGGTGCAGGGGGAAATACACTTGAGGCGGGTACTTACAAACTCAACTATGCTCAAACCGTTGCGGCAACGACTATCACAGCCTATTATCAAAAGCCGCTTAGTATTGATTCCGCTTTTGTTCGTATTAATACTAATTCTAACGGTCAGCCAGTGGTTAACGGGGGCTTGGATTACCCTATTGCAATCTTGGCACTTCAAGATTATGAAATGATTGGTTTAAAAACCCTGTCAGGCCCCTGGCCTAAAGCCTTGTACTACAACGCAGGGGATGTTTTAGGTAATTTGTCGGTGTGGCCTAACCCGTCACAAGGTGAATTGCATTTGTTCTGTGAAACGATTTTCCCAAGATTTACGACAGAATTTAACGACATACAAATACCACAGGGTTATGTGAATGCTCTTAGATGGTGTTTAGCTGAACGATTAATGCCGATGTACGGCAAAGCAAACACAACGCAGATTCAGATGATTACTTCATTTGCAGCACAAGCCAAAGCAACGGTTAAACGTACCAACATGGCCCCACAGCAAACTGCAATGTATTCAGATGTGATTACAAGCATGAACTCGCGTGATGCTGGTTGGATTTTGACCGGTGGATTCTTTAGATAGGGCAAGAAATGGCATCTACTACTTTTATTGACAATCAGACGATTATTTATGCGTCTTGGTTGAATGACGTAAACAACATGACTTATAACGGGGTTGTGTTGAATGGCGTTTTAAATGGTCCAACAACTTTAACATTGCAAACTGGCGGTTTAGATGCAATCACAATTGACGCTAATCAAAATGTAAGCATTGCTAAACTTGGCGGCAATGTATCTATTTCTACTGGTATTTTTCAAGTTAAAAATACAATTGCAGATAATTACACAGTTAGTAATGGATATAACGCAGAAAGTATAGGCCCTGTTACGGTTGCGCCAGGCAAAACAGTTACAGTTCCATCTGGCTCACGTTGGGTTGTTATTTAAGGATAATCATGGCAAATATAATCACAGCTGGCAACAGCACAAATGGCGGTACGCAGATCACTACAGACACTAGCGGTACGTTAAATATTGTTACTGGATCAGGTTCGGGTGCTACTGCCGTAACGGTAGATGGTTCTCAGAACGTAGGTGTCGGTACTACTACGCCAAATTATAGGCTTGATGTTCTTGGTGCTGCAAATGCTGTTACGCTTAATTGTCGAGGACGTGCTAGCGATAATTATTCTTTAATTAGCTTTTCTAATAACGCTGGGACAATTGGTTCCTATATTGGAAGTTCAGACTCTACGTCTTTAAGTTTTTATACAAATACATTTACAGAACGTATGCGTCTTGATGCAAATGGTAGATTGTATATAAATACATCTGCTGCTGTTGGTGCATTACCTGCTTATCAAACTATTGTTGGAAATGCTAATTCAATAAGCATAATTACTTTGCAAGATACTGGAACTACTTATGGTTCTGGAACTCAATACATTACGTTTGCAAACTCGTCAGCAACTGTTGCAGGATCAATTCAACATAACGCAGCAGGTACAGTTAATTTTGCAACATCATCTGACTTCCGTTTAAAAGAAAATATTGTAGATTCATCTAATGCTTTGACTGTTGTTGATGCTATTAAAGTAAGAGCGTTTGATTGGAAAGAAGATAACGGTCATGTTGACTTTGGATTTATTGCTCAAGAACTTCAACAGCATTATCCAGATGCAGTTTGTGTTGGCGATAATAATGCAGAATTAACTGATCCTAAAGGCACATGGCAGGTTGATTACGGTAAATTAACGCCATTACTTTTAAAAGCAATTCAAGAATTAAAAGCAGAACTAGACGCACTTAAAGCGAAAGTAGGAGAATAAGATGGGATACGGCTTTGTAAACGCAGACTTAATGACCACTAGTGATGGTGTAAGTTCTGCTGGCTTGTACGGATTCAAGAATAGAATTATCAATGGTGCGATGGTCATAGACCAGCGTAATGCTGGTGCGAGTGTTACTGCAACAAATGGACAATATACAGTTGATAGATGGCGTATAGATGCAAGTCAAGGTTCAAAATTAACTGTACAGCAAAATGCTGGATCAGTAACGCCACCAGCAGGGTATTCTAGTTATTTAGGCATTACATCTTCATCAGCATATTCAGTTCTTACTGGGGATTATTTTGCATTAATTCAAAATATTGAAGGTTATAACATTAATGATTTAGCATGGGGTACTGCATCTGCCGCTACTGTTACTTTATCATTTTGGGTACGTAGTTCATTAACAGGAACTTTTGGCGGTACTTTATACGGTGGTCAGGTTTATCCTTTTACATACACAATATCTGCTGCAAATACTTGGGAACAAAAGTTTATTACTATTACTGGTTCTACTAGCGGGACTTGGAATAAAACAAATGGTATAGGTATAAATGTAAACTTTGGTTTAGGTGTTGGAACAACATATAGTGCAGCAGCAGGTTCTTGGGGTTCTGGATTTTATTACTCAGCCACAGGCGCAACATCCGTAGTAGGCACATCTGGAGCTACGTTCTACATTACTGGCGTACAACTAGAGAAGGGTAGTACAGCTACTAGCTTTGATTACAGACCTTATGGAACTGAGTTAGCTTTGTGTCAGAGGTATTATGAAAAGTCATACCCACAAGGGACAGCAGTTCCAACTAATTTAACTAACGGAGGATATGCTTTTGCATCGACTACGGTAGCTATTGCAAATACACTTACATACGCAAACGTTAAATTTGCTGTTACGAAAAGAACGTCTGCTACTATAAATACGTATAGTTTTACAAGTAGCACAGCATCTGTTGCTTCTACTGCAGCAGGAACTGATTTAGCAGCAAATAGTGGTGCTGTAAATATACCCTCTGATTCATCATTTACTATATATAACAATTCTGGTGGAAATATAACCCCCGCAACAGGTGGTTTTGTAATTCATTGGGCTGCATCTGCGGAGCTATAAATGTATAAATTAACTAAATACGAAACTGTAATTCGTTTGTCGGATGGTGCATTTATTCCAATGGATGAAGCTAACACAGACTACCAAGCCTATTTAAAATGGCTTGCAGAAGGCAACACACCATTACCTGCGGATGAATAATGCCTATTACGCTAAACGGCACAAATGGAATAACTAACGCATCGTGGACTACTGCTACGAGGCCAGCTAGTCCTGCTGTTGGTCAGATGGGTTTCAACACTACAACAGGTTTTCCAGAATATTACGATGGAAATAATTGGTATCAATTTAACCAAGCTAAAACTTATTCTGCGTCTTATTTAATTGTTGCTGGTGGCGGTGGCGGGGGTAAAAATCTTGGCGGTGGCGGTGGGGCTGGTGGGTTTATAACTGGCTCAGCTGTTTTAACTTCATCAATTGTTTATACCATAACAGTAGGTGCTGCTGGTTCAGCTGGAACAAGTGCTAACGGTGGTGATGGCGGTAGTTCATCTGCATTCGGAATTACTGCAACTGGTGGCGGTGGTGGTGGCTCTGCAAATACCGGAACTGCTGGTAGAAATGGCGGATCAGGTGGTGGTGGAGCTGGTGCAAATCAAACCACAGCGGGAACTGGCACTTCTGGTCAAGGAAATAATGGCGGTACTGGTGGCGGCTCTGGCGGTGGCAATGCTGCCTCTGCTGGTGGTGGTGGTGGTGCTAGTGCTGTTGGTCAAAACTGGCAAGGCGGCACAGTTTCAGGTGCGGGTGGTGCTGGTACTGCATCATCTATTACAGGCTCATCTGTAACTTATGCTGGTGGTGGTGGCGGTGGTGCAGATGGAATTAATACTGGTGGCGCAGGTGGTGCGGGCGGTGGCGGTAATGGTGGCAATATTGCGGTTTCAACTGGTACTGCTGGAACTGCAAATAGAGGCGGTGGTGGCGGTGGTGGTAATAGCGTTTCATCAACTGGTAGTGCAGGTGGTTCTGGCGTTGTGATTATTTCCGTTCCAACTTCTAGTTACACCGCAATTACTACTGGATCGCCTACTGTTTCAACTAATGGTTCTAATACCGTATTAACATTTACTG